GCTTGATTAGCTCCCGACGGTGAACCAAGATCAGAACACGTCGACCTCGATCGGCAGCCTGCTTTGCAATAGCGGCGAACACACAGGTCTTCCCACCGCCGGTCGGTAGGCATAGCAGTGGCGCCCGGTAGCCGAAGCGGTAGGCATTGCGGAGATCGTCGATGGCACGCTGCTGGTAGCCGCGGAGCTGCATGGGGTTGCACTTGACCGCATCAGGCTATAGGATTGCGCAAGTCGCCACACCCTATGGAGAACGCCGATTATCACGCGCATCCTGCGATCTCAAAGTCGCATCTGGATCTCATCGCGCGATCACCCTTGCACTACTGGGCGCGCTACATCGACCCGAAGCGCGTCATTCCCGAGCCGACACCAGCGATGCGCATCGGCAGCGCAGTCCACACCCATGTGCTCGAACTGCACAAATGGGATACCGACTACATCGTCGCCCCCGATGGCCTTGACCGCCGCACCAAGGCAGGTAAGGAAGCATGGGCAGCGTTTGAGGCTGAGGCCAATGGTCGCATCGTGCTGAGCCGAGAGGATGCCGATCTTGTCATGCACATGGGCAGAGCAGTGCTCGGCCATCCGGCTGCTGCATTGCTGCTTGGCATTGCGGGCGAAGCCGAGACCACGCACATGTGGACGGAGCCGACCACTGGCCTTCAGTGCAAGTGCCGGCCTGATTGGATTACCGAGGATGGCGGCATCGTGGTGGATCTCAAGACCACGGAGGACGCCAGTCCGCGGGAGTTCCGCCGCAGCATCGCCAAGTGGCGGTATCACGTTCAAGCCGGCTGGTACATGGCGGGCATTGAGGCTGCCTATGGCAAGCGGCCGTCGGGGTTCATCTTCATCGCAGTGGAGAAGAAGCCACCGTTCGCGGTTGGTGTCTACGCCGCCGATGAGCAGATGATCGAGCGCGGCTACGAAACCGCCATGCGCGATCTGCAGACACTGGCCGAGTGCAAGGCATCAGGCCACTGGCCTGCCTACAGCGATCGGATTGAACCGATCAGCCTGCCGGCATGGATGATCGGCGAGGCCGCCACACAGACCACCGAGATCGAGATGTATTGATGGAATCCACAGCACTCACCACGACCAGCTCCGGCTCGGTGTTCAGCGGCATCCAAGCCTTCGAGGATGCCCAGCGGATTGCCAAGGCATTAGCCAGCAGCACGCTGATCCCGCCACAGTTTCAAGGCCAGCAAGGGTTCGCCAACTGCTTGGTGGCACTTGAGATCGCCAACCGGATGGGCATCTCGCCCTTCTTGGCGATGCAGCACCTGCATGTGATCCATGGCCGCCCATCGTGGAGCAGCAGTTTCATCATTGCGATGGTGAACGGTTGCGGTCGGTTCAGTCCGCTGCGGTTCGAACTGAGCGGCAGCGGCGACAGCCTGGCCTGTTACGCGATCGCCAAGGATCTCGCCAGCGGGCAAGAGCTGAAGGGACCGACCATCACCATGGCGATGGCGAAGAAGGAAGGCTGGGCGACCAAGGCGGGCAGCAAGTGGCAGACGATGCCCGAGCTGATGATCCGCTATCGCGCCGCAGCGTTCTGGGGTCGCCTCTATGCCAGTGATCTCCTGCTCGGGATGCAGAGCCAGGAGGAGGTGGTCGACATCCAGCCGGTGACCGTGAGCGATCAGGTCGCTGATCTCAACGCCGCCATCCCCGAGCCGGCACCTGCACCCGCACCCGAACCTGAGAGCGATGAACTCTTCTGAGTACCTGACTGCCACCCAGCTTGCACAGCGATGGGGGTTGCACCCTGACACGCTGATGCGCTGGCGCAAGGCTAATAAGGGTCCGGCGTATTTCCGCACGCCAGGCTTCGTGCTCTACCCATTGGCCGGGGTGGAGCAATACGAACAGGCCAACACCATTACCAACGAACAACCATGAGCTTCAAGCTGAACCTGAGCATCTTCAAGTCGACCAAGCCTGAAAGCAAGGTGGACTTCAGCGGGATGATGAACATCAAAGTGGAGGAGCTGGATGCCTTCTGCCGCTTTGTGATGAGCCAGACGCCCGATCAATACGGCAGCGTCCAGGTGCCGATCAGCGGCTGGAAGAAGACCAGCCAGAAGGGACTGGCCTATGTGAGCGCCGTGGCACAGCCGCCGCGCGACTGGGTGGATCCCGGTGATGCTGCGCAGAAGCTGGCCGCGGCCACTGATGGCGTGGTGGTCGACGTGAGCGACGACATGTTCTAACGCCCCATCAGTTCACATTCGAGCCGCGCGATCTCGTTGACGGCCTGCTGGAGCAGTTGTTGCTGGTAGCAGGCCTGCTTATAGAGAGCGACGGCCATGGTGCCCGCGTCTTTGCTGTTGAGCAGAGCGCGGGCATGTTTTTCGATCTCGAACTGCTGCTCTGCCGAAAGGGTGACGGCCATCCACTCACCGAACTGCATTGTGCTAGACCAGTGGGGTACATCTCACGATAGCAATGCAGTGCCCCAGGTGCTCCAGTGGTGACATCAAGGCAATGGCAACGAACAACCGCGACGCCGAGGTGACGGTGCGCAAGCGTGGCTGCAATGCCTGCGGCCATGTCTGGTTCACGGTCGAGCTGCCTGTCAGCCCGGCGGTGGTCGGCTGGGGGCGGCGCGTCAAGGGGCAGAGCAAGCCAGAACTGCGGGTGCCGGTGGAGCTGGCAGTGGGCGCTGAGGCCGTGTGAAGAACTGTCACACGCCTGTGGCATGTGCCCCGTAGGCGGTGCATAATTACGTCATCGGCAACCCACTAAGCCAATGACCAACCCCGCTCACCTGATCCACGCCGGCAACATCCTCTACACCCTTGAGAAAGCCGGTTACACGATTGATCAGTTCATCGAGTTCTGGGGCACCCTGCTGGTTGTCGAGATCGCTGGCAACGGCGATCGCTGGTACGACCGCCGTCAAGTCGAGGCGTTCGTTGCCGCCTGAGCCATCCTTGGCTCCCATCCACCTATCACTTCAATCCAATGATCAACCGCATCAACAACGCCATCTGCCTCCTTGTCGTCACTGCCGTGTTCGCCATGATCGGCATCGAGGCTGGCAATCAAGCAGGCGCTACGCACTCCGGCACCCAGTCCTATATCGAGATGCGCAAGTGACCCCCCGCCGCTTCTACTTCACGATCAAGTCCGCCAACGTCGTCGAGTGCGTACTGGCGCACAGCCTGACGGAGGCCAAGCTGATCGCCGCCGATACATGGCTCCCTTGGTGGAATCAGATCGAATGGCTCAATCCTGAATCTGTCACCGATCCGAATGCCTACCTCTAACTCTCCGATCGCCTTCCAATGGCGCACCGATCCCGAGGATCAGGGCGTCTACGGCGAGGGCATCAGCAGGCCACGCAATGGTGCCCGCACTAAGGAGTATCGCCTCCTAATTTATCCCAGCGGCGCTCGGCCGATGCTCTGGATCACTCGCGCCGAGAACGTCGGTGCTGCGATCCGCTACGCCCAGAACCGCTGGCCATCCGCTGAAATCGAAGTTGCATCATGACCCCAGACCAATCCATTGTTCCCTTCCATCGTTCGTTCATCCTCGCGAAAGTCATCCACTTGGACAAGGTGAATGATCTCAGCCGATCTGAATTGGACATGCTCAACATCGAAACGCTGGCCGCACTCCAAGAAGCCAGGCACAACTACGACCTGATCGAGGACAAACAATCAGAGGAGGCCAGTGGCGAATATCGCCGGATGAAGATGGCCGGCTACTTCCAAGCTGCTATTCAGATCGCCCTGCAGAGCCGATGAACGAAGCTGCCCGTGCTCGCCTCTATAGCCTGCTCGAAGGCAGCAACACCTTCAAAGCTGGCCAGGCATCAGAACGTGATCGCCTCCGCCTGCTGATCGACATCCGCATCGATCAGTTGCACAACACCTGCGGCATCAAGAACCGCGAACAGCTCTGTGCTGAACTGCTCCACCTTCGCAAGTACCTCGACGAATGACCACCACGCAACTCGACCAGCAGCGCGCCGACATGATGGAGGCGCTGTATCAACGCAGCGGCCGTCAGGAGTTGCCGTATGGCCATCCACTGCGTGGCACCCTCACCGGCCTGTGGGAGGAGTTTGCGCTTGACATCGCCGCAAACTTCCGCGACACGGACTACGCCACACTGCTCGACCGAGTGGTGAAGGCGATGGATGAGGCCGAATCGGTGATGACGCAGAAGCAGGCGCAGCAGGCCATTGAGGTGTGCCGCCAGGTGCTGATGGGTGAGAAGTGGCGGTGAAGGCGCCGACCAGCACCAGCTTCAAGCCAGGCCATGTGCCCGGTAACGCTGTATTGACGCCGCAGAACGCCATCGACATCCGCAAGCTGTACGCCAGCGGCTGGACAATCAAACAGCTGGCGGCCATCTACGGCATCACCAGCACCCACGTCTACGACATCATCACCCGCAAGAAATGGAAGAACGCAGAACAGCAGGCGACCTCGTGAACCACCCCCCGCACTATCAGGCGGGCACCATCGAGGCCATCGACTTCATCGAGTCGGTGATCGCCGATGCGCCGCACATGGTCCCGGCATACCTGCAGGGGCAGGCGCTCAAGTACATGATCCGCATGTGGCTCAAGGGCAACGCGCTCGAGGATGCCCGCAAAGCGGAGTGGTATCTGAATCGACTCATTGCCAAGATGGAGTCATGCTTGAACATCTCCGCCTGAACTGGCTTGAGCGGCAAGCGCTGCGGATCCTATGCCGCAGCGAGCGCATCGGCCTGCTGGTGGTGAAGCGCCACGGCTCTCGGATGGTCTTCATCGTGCGGGATCAGAGCGATCCGATCGACATCACGCAGGCCGATGAACCGCTGTCGATGCAGCTCGAGCGGCTGTATCACCAGCCGAGCTATGGAGAGGATGAATGATCAGGTTGCACGCTGGCCGATTACTGCTGGTGTGCGACCGCATCGATCGGACATGGCACGCGCGCGTGATTCTTGGTCCGAAGGCTGAGCACCAGGTCGAGGTGGACACTGGCACCAATAGCCTGCACGATGCGCTGCTGAAGGCTGAGGCAGTCTTCCAGGCGGCGGTGGCCAGCATCAGACCGGAGACGGCCAGCGTGATGTGCTGGGACTGCATCCAGTGGGAGATGAGCACACAGCGTTGCGATTTGCTGCTGCCGGAAAGCAAGCGAAGTGGCGGGCGCTACGCGGTGAGTTGCGACTTCTTCCAGCGGGCATTGCCGGCGGCAGACTGATAGAGGCCGCCAGGTCGCCGTGTCAAAGCGTGAGTTCAACACGCCTATCCGTGAGCCGTGGAATGTGCTCATCCATCAATCGCTGCAGGCAATCGACCGGCACAACCGCCTGTGGTTTGCGTCGGGCGATGGATGGCACCTCCAGCAGGCGCAGGTACTGCGGGACTATGTGGCGGACCTAAAAACATGGATCCATCGTGAGGAGGCACGGCAATGTTCGGACCTGAAGTGATCAGCCGAGATGACCGCGACGGCGGCTACATCGAGGTGCTGATGCCTGTGAAGGGTGAGGTGTACTACCGGAGTTGTGTCGGTGGCGTGTGCCGGTATAGCTCGGACTGGTTTCAGGCGGAGATTTACCTCAATCAGATGCTGCGGCCATGAAGTACCCGCCGGTGGTGATCTTCGGCCTGACGTGGTTAGGCGGCATGTTGCTCGCCACCATCTGGCTGACGATGTTCTGAGTGGCTGGTGATCCACTGCACGATCGCCCATTCACCAAGCGCAGACCAGAACGGTTGAGCGCGATACCAGTCAACCCATGGCT